TGCTTCAGTACGGCCACGGTACGGGTACCGGCGGCTACGTGCAGGGTCGAGACTACATCAATCCTGCCATTCAGCCGATATTTGACCAGATCGCAAGCGACGTTTGGAAGGTGGTGACTTCTGCATGAGCAGCATTGACGAGCGTATTGTCGAGATGAAGTTCAATAACTCCCAGTTCGAAGCAGGAGTGAAGACTTCTCAGAAGTCGCTGGACGACCTGAAGAAGAACCTTAATCTCGACGGTGCTACCGAGAGTCTCAAAGGCCTCCAGGATGCTGGAAACCGGTTCAGCCTTTCTGGGCTCGCTAATGGCGTTGAAGGCATGGGCTCGAGGTTCACAGCACTTGGTGCGGTCGCGTTCGGCGCGCTGGCGAGTATCGGCGCAAAGGCTGTATCTGTAGGAGCACAACTCGCAAGTTCGCTCACTATTGATCCTATCAAACAGGGTCTTGATGAGTACAACACGAACCTTGGTGCTATCCAGACCGTTCTTGCAAACACTCAGTCTGCCGGTTCGACGCTCAAGGACGTCAACGCCGCGCTAAATGAGCTGAATACCTACTCTGACAAGACGATCTACAACTTCTCCGAGATGGCGAAGAACATCGGTACCTTCACGGCTGCCGGTGTGGATCTGAAGACCTCAACGGCGGCCATTAAGGGTATCGCAAACCTTGCGGCTCTTTCTGGTTCGAACTCGGACCAGGCCTCTACGGCCATGTATCAGCTCTCGCAGGCTATTTCCGCTGGTCGGGTTGGTCTGCAGGACTGGAACTCAGTCGTTAACGCCGGTATGGGTGGCACGGTCTTCCAGCGTGCTTTGGCCCAGACTGCTGAGCGAATGGGTACGGTTGACGCGTCTGCCGTGAAACTCACGGGCAAGATGAAGAACGTCACCATTGCTGGTAAGTCGTTCCGAGAGTCGCTGTCTGACCCGAATACGAAGGGCTGGCTCACTTCAAAGGTCCTGACGGAGACCCTGTCGCACTTCACGGGCGACATGACCGACGCTCAGCTCGCTGCGGAGGGTTTCAGCAAGTCTGAGATCAAGGCGATTCAGGCCCAGGCGAAGGCTGCTCAGCAGGCTGCTACAGTGGTGAAGACCCTGCCGCAGCTGATGGACACGCTTCGTGAGTCGGTCGGCTCTGGCTGGACGCAGACATGGCAGTACATCTTTGGTGATTTCGATCAGGCAAAGAAGCTGTTCACGGGCGTCTACAACACCCTGAGTCCGCTTGTCCAGGCATCGGCGAATGCTCGAAACAACGTCCTCAAGGACTGGCAGTCTGCGGGCGGTCGCGATGCGGCCATCAAGGCTATCAGTAATGCGTTCCAGACGCTGCTGGATATTATGCAGCCGATCGAGAAGGCGTTCACTGATGTCTTCCCGCCGATTACTGGTCAGCGCCTCGCCGCGCTGTCGAAGACGCTGCTCGAGTTCAGCACTCGGATTGAGATGCTGGCTGCGCAATACGGTCCACAGATCTATCGAACATTCAAGGGCGTAGCGGCAGTTCTTGATATTGTCCGAATGGTCGTTGTCGGGGTCATCACCACCATTGCCGGTCTCTTCGGAGAAGTCGGTAAGGGCACTGGAAGTTTCCTCGACGTTACAGCGGCCATTGGCGACTTCCTCGTCAAGCTGGACGATGCAATCAAGAACGGTACCGGCCTGACGACCTTCTTCCAGGGTCTCGGTGCGGTACTCAAGGTACCGATCGCACTACTCACCGCTCTTGGTGGCGCTATTGGTGATCTGGTCTCTGGTGCGGATGCAGGCAAGGCGCTTGATGGCGTTACGTCGAGCATCCAGCCTCTGAGCGCTGCTACGAAGTTTATGTCGGCCGTCTGGGACAAGTTCGCTGCCTCGATGGGGCGGATATTCTCCTTTGTTGCGCCACTGATCAAGGTGATCGGCGATCTGCTTGGCAACCTCGGCGAGACGATCGCGAATAGTCTGGCGAACACCGATTATAGCGGCGCCATCGACGGGCTGAACACTGGTCTATTCGCAGTACTGACGCTTGCGGTCACGAAGTTCATCAAGAATGGCTTCAACCTCAACTTCAGTGCTGATGTCGGCGGCGGTCTCTTTGGCTCCATCAAGGAGACGTTCGAAGGCCTTACTGGCACGCTGACCGCGATGCAGCAGAACCTGAAAGCGAATGTCCTACTCAAGATTGCCGGTGCGCTGGCGATTCTGACGGCATCCGTTGTGGCGCTGTCGCTGATCAACTCAGCGGATCTGACCAAGGCCACTGCTGCGTTGACCGTGATGTTCACGCAGCTCGGTATCGCTATGGCGCTGTTCGGCAAGATCTCGATCGGTCCTGGCATGTTGAAGATGAATGCGCTGGCAACAGCCATGATTCTCTTTGCCACGGCGATTCTGATCCTCGTTGCAGCAGTCAAGGAACTGTCTGGTCTCGACCTGGTTGGGCTTGTTCAGGGTCTTGGTGGCGTCATCGTTCTGCTTGGCGCTGTTGCGGGTACCGCTCGTCTGATGCAGGGTGCGACAAAGAATCTCATTCCTGCGGGTCTTGGCATGATCGCCATTGCCGTAGCAATCAAGATTCTGGCTTCCTCGGTGGCTGAGCTTGGCGCTATGGACATGGGTCAGATGATCCAGGGACTCACTGGTGTCGGCGTTGCGCTTGGAATCATTGCTGGCTTCAGCCGGATTCTGGGTAAGACTGCTGGTCTCGTGGCTGCTGGTGCGGGCATGGTGCTGATTGCGACTTCACTGAAGATCGTTGCTGGCGCTGTGTCTGACTTCGGCAGTCTCGATCCCGGTGCTCTGACGCAGGGTCTAATCGCGATGGCTGCGGCGCTTGCCATCATTGCAGGAGCTGTTGCTCTGCTGCCTGGACCCACGCTGGTACTCACTGGTGCTGGTCTGGTCATCGTTGGCGCAGCGCTGAACCTGATTGCTGACGCAGTCCTCAAAATGGCAGGCATGAGTTGGGAAGAGATCGGTAAGGGCATGACTGTCCTTGCTGGTTCGCTCCTGATTCTGGCTGGAGCCCTGTATCTGATGACGGCAGCCCTTCCCGGTGCTGCTGCTCTGATCATCGCTGCTGGCGCGCTTGCCATTCTTGCTCCCGCTATGGTCACCCTTGGCGGTATGGACTGGGCAAACATCGGACAGGGCCTCACGGTTCTGGCTGGTGCGATGCTGATTCTCGCCGTGGGTACGACCGCTATGGCTGGGGCGCTTCCGGGTGCTGCGGCTATGCTGGTTGTGGCTGGTGCACTGACGATTCTGACGCCGGTTCTTACCACGCTTGGCAACATGTCGTGGGATGAGATCGGTCGTGGACTTACCGTACTTGCTGCGGCGTTTGCGATCATTGGCGTTGCTGGCGTCTTGCTGACTCCGACAATTCCGACTCTGCTCGGTCTCGGTGCGGCAATTCTGCTGCTCGGTGTCGGCGTTGCTGCTGCCGGTGTCGGTGTTCTTGCCTTCTCTGCGGGCCTCACGGCTCTTGGAGTGGCAGGCGCTGCTGGCGCTGCGGGTCTGACTGTCGCCCTCAGCGCGGTGCTTGGCCTGATCCCTCTCGCAATGGAGAAGATCGGTGAAGGCATCGTTGCTATGGCTGGTGTGATCACCACGGGTGCTCCGGCGATTGTCGGCGCTCTTGTTGCGGTGCTCATGTCGCTTCTGGATGCAATTGGTACGGTTGCTCCGGCAATCATCAACACGCTGATAAAGCTTGTGGTCTCGATGGCGAATGCGCTAGCGACAAACGTCCCCAAGCTGGTTTCTGCTGGTCTGAAGCTGCTGCTCGGTGTCCTCACCGGTATTGGCAGCAATGTCGGTAGAATCGTCACGGCCGCTACGACCATCATCGTCAACTTCATCAATGCGATTGGTAAGAACCTCCCTCGAGTCACTGACGCGGGTGTGCGGATGATTATCAGTTTCATCAATGGACTGGCGACGTCGATTCGGTCGCACACTGACGAGATGAACAGGGCAGGTCTCAACCTCGCTACTGCAATTCTCGAGGGTATGACGAGCGGTCTGCGTGCTGGTGTGGACCTGATCATTCGTGCTGCTCAGAACGTGGGTTCTGTTGCTCTGAATGCGATCAAGGCAATTCTGGGTATTCATTCTCCGTCGAAGGAATTCGAGAAGGTTGGTGAGTACTCGGTCGATGGTTACGTGCAGGGTCTGACCGGTTCGTCAAGCAACATCAAGGACGCCTTCGACAACATGAAGGGGTACCTGAAGGATCTGCTTGACAGCTCTGCGAAGGATATTGACGACTACACTGACAAGATCCTGGATCTGACTCAGTCTGTCGCCGATGATAACCTCGCGATTACGCAGAACCAGAAGGCGCTGGACAAGGTAACCGCCGACCGCAAGAATGGCACCGCTGTCAAGGATGCGAAGAAGAAGCTCGAAGATCTCACCGATGCCCGTAAGAAGGACACTCGAGAGATCAAGGATGCTCGCGCAGCCCAGGCAGATGCAGAAGGCGATGTCAAGTCGGCGAAGACCACGAAGGCACGAAAGGCTGCTGAGAAGCGAGTCAAGAGTGCGAAGGATCGAATCACGGATCTGACCAACAAGCGTCAGGACGATATTGACAAGATCAAGGAACAGCAGCAGGTCCTTGCCGATGCTCGAGCCGATCGAAAGAGCGGTTTGTCGGTCACGCTTGCACAGAACAAGCTGACCAAGTCGCAGCGACAGCTGACGAAGGATACGAACGATCTGGCTGATGCTCAGGATGGTCTGAACACTGCTCGAGCGGAGAACCCGAAGGCCCAGGCGGCTTACAATCAGTTCCTCGCACAACAGGCAGCGGAAGAGCAGCACCTGCAGGATCTGTCGGATTCGTACGATGATTACGACAAGAAAATCGACAAGGCCACGAAGGATCTTGACGACGCGACGAAGACTCGTGACGATTACAACAAGTCCATCAAGGACCAGTACTCGGCACTGAAGGATATTACTAAGGACACAGACCTTACTACCTACGAGTCCGACACGCGTCAGCAGATTACCGACACACTCGATTTCGCTTCGAAGTTGCAGACTCTCCGAGACATGCATCTGAGCGATACGCTGTACAAGAAGTTCCTGACTGAGGGCACGGAGTCGCTTCCGTTCATCAACCAGGTTATTGCGCAGGGTCAGCAGGGTGTCGACGATCTGAATAGTCTGAACTCTGACCTCGAGAATGCGTCCTCTGATCTTGGCTCTACGGCCTCGACTCAGTTGTATCAGGCTGGCGTTGACGCGGCAGCTGGCATTCTTAAGGGTCTGCAGGACAGCCAGGATGCCATCAAGGCTCAGATGGAACAGATCGCACAGTCGATGGTCGACGCCGTAAAGACGACGCTCGGTATCCAGTCTCCCTCCAAGGAGTTCGCGACTGTTGGTGGATATTCCATGGACGGACTCGCCAAGGGTCTTGTTCAGGGAAGCGATGCGGTCAACAAGGCTGCCGCGGGTGTTGGCGACAACGCTCTTGACGCTCTGAAGACCTCTATGGCCGGGATCGCAACTGCGGTCGCCACGGACATGGACATGCAGCCCACCATCCGACCTGTTCTCGATCTCTCTGCCGTGCAGCAGGGCGCAGCTGGACTGAACGCGGCTCTCGGTCGCCCGGTTCTGACTGTTGATAGCGCATACAACTCTGTGGCGAATGCCAACGATGGGTATGTGGCGAACCAACAGGCAATTCTGGATGCCAAGAGCGACTACGCAACCGACGTGGGTCGTACTACTGTCTACAACCAGTACAACAACTCGCCGAAGGCTCTGTCCAACGCGGAGATTTACCGTAACACCAAGAACCAGCTCTCTCAGGCAAAGGAGGATTAGTACGTGCTCGATACGCTGAAGATTACTTCACCGCAGGGTGCTAACCTGACTCTCCCGCTTGATGACATCGTGAATGGGTACTCTATTCAGGATATTCAGGGGCTGGATCCAGTCAAGGCCGAGATTGCGTCTTCGCAATACCCGAATCAGGCAGGTGAGCAATTCCACTCCTCGTCTCGAGGTAAGCGGAACATCATCCTGAAGCTTGGACTGGAAGCGAACTATTCGACACAGACGGTCCGCCAATTGAGGCAAGGTCTCTATGACTACTTCATGCCGCAGTCTGATGTGTCGCTACAGTTCCTTGATGATGACGGTAGTGCTGTAGATATTTCCGGAAAGGTTGAGGACCTCTCGGCCCCGCTTTTCACGGCTAAGCCTGCAGCAACTATTTCCATTCTGTGTCTGCTGCCGGACTTCATCGATACGAAGAAGACCACGGTGACTGGTGCCAGTGTGCCTGATATGACTGAAACGTCTATCGACTACACTGGCACCAGTGCCACTGGCTTCTTGTTCCATCTGCAGATCGATCGCGCCCTTACCGAGTTCTCGGTCAAGAGTCGGTCACCTGATGGCGTACAGCGTTCGATGGATTTCACCACGACGGGTCTCCAGGCTGGAGATACCATCGAGATATCTACCGTAACAGGAGCGAAGGGCGTGTATCTGCTTCGTGCGGGTTCGCGTACTTCGCTCCTGTATGCGCTTGCCCCATATTCTCCGTGGCTGAACCTCTACAAGGGCTCGAATGCGTTCCGAGTGCTTGCTAGTGGCAATCCCATGCCCTACACACTGGAATACAAGAATAAGTACGGGGGGATCTAATGGATGAACTCTACAGTCTTGATGATCGCCTTCGTCGCGTAGGTGTCGTTGACCTGTACGAGTCGCTGATTTGGACGGAGCGTTACGCTTCTGCCGGTGACTTCGAACTCGTCGTCGTGTCGAGTCCTGAAAACCGTGCAGCGCTACCTCTGGGTACGTTGTTCACTCAACGGGACTCAAACCGCGTGATGCGTATCGATTCTGTAGAGGATTCCGATGACTCTGATGGTCGGGCGATGCTCACCATCAAGGGCCCCTCTCTGGAGGATTTGACGGACGATCGTGCGGCTCGCAACACCCTGGCGAGTCTGAACGCTGCTCCGAAGTGGTCCTTCAACGACACGCCGACGAACATTGCGAGAGCGATATTCCAGGCGATTTGTGTGGACGGGGTGGTGTCTTCGGCCGACATCATCCCGTTCATCACACCTGGCTCGTTGTATCCGGCTGACGGTATTGCTGAGTCGACAACGGCGATCAAGTATGACGTAGACATTAAGAAGAGTGTGTATGCCGTCCTTCGGGATCTAGCAGACTCGTACGGGTTCGGTTTCCGCATATCTCGGAACGGCGAGAACTCGCAGCTCTTCTTCAACATCTACACCGGCACGGATCGAACAAGTCGTCAGACGCTGTACCCCGCGATCGTCTTTAGCCCTGGGCTTGAGAACTTCACGGGTACGAAGTATCTGACCGACCTGAGCTCGTTCAAGAACGTGGCCTACGTAATTGCTCCTGCAGGATCGCTCATGGTTCCTGGTGTTGGCTACGAGAATGTGACCGGTTTCGACCGCCACGTCCTTACCGTCGACGCAAGTGATGTGACGCTGTCTGCAGGCGACGCATTGAACGCCGAACTGACCAAGCGTGGTCTGGCTGAGCTTGCCAAGTCGCAGAGCCTTCAGGGGCTTGACGGTGAGGTCTCGCAGTACAGCCAGTACGTCTATGGGACAGACTACAATCTTGGGGATATTGTCGAGAGTCGAAACAAGGATGGCGTTACCGAGTATCTCAAGGTGACGGAGCAGATCTTTGTCTCGGATTCCAATGGTCAGCGCTCATATCCGACGTTGACAAGTGAGCTCTTTGTGACGCCTGGCTCGTGGTTCTCCAGTATTGGTAACCACGCCTGGATCGACGCACAGGGCACGTGGGCACAGCCCCTCTAGAACAGACAAGGAGATAGTCATGGCCGTTGGAGATGACGCAGTTGCCGGAGGCTATCCGCTCGTCCCGGCGACGGGTGACGATGGTCTGGTCAAGTGGGGATCTCGAGAGATCAACCGTACTCGCGACTTTGTTGCGCAGCTCAAGAAGCTGATTCCGACAACGAAGCTCGGGTTCCGAAACGCGGCGGGCATTAGCTACGGCTATCAGGACCCTAGCGGCGGCGACAACGGTGATATTTACTTCAAGATTGTGAACTAGTTATGGCGACTGAGCGTATTTCATGGACCTCAGACGCGCCAACGACCGAGTTCTCTCTCTACGCCGATCGTGTCGGGCAAGACAAAGACGACATGACGACGACCGTTCGTATCTACATCAAGGCTGTGAACCGAGGATCCTCGAGTTCATACGCCAACTATCCTGGCGAACAGAAGGCGTCTATCGACGACTACTGGGCTGGCGCGGCTCACAAGGACGACCCACTCTTGCCTCGAGGTGTAGCAGCTGGCGCTACTCGCTGGTATGACGGCCCGTGGAACATCAAGATCCCACACGGCAAGGACGGTAAGCGCGGAGCGATCACACTTCGTATGCGCGTGAGTTACGGCAGTGTCTCGCAGAACATCACGAAGTCGTTCGGTGACTTTCCGGATATTGATGTCGAGCCCTACACGCCGACTGTCAAGAAGATCGCGACCATTACATCCAACAGCGCATGGGTTGTTCGCAACAACTTCAAGGGTCCTGACCCGACGTCCTGGGAGATCCAGTATCAGGACAAGGACGGGGACGACGCTAAGTCGTGGTCTGGTGCAAAGATCAAGAGTGTTGCCGTTGATGACGACAGCGCTCAGCTGACAAACCTTGCTCGCATGTCCGTGTATCGCGTTCGACTCCGTGCAAAGAATGCACAGGGTACAAGCGACTGGTCGGTGTCTGAATCCTTCGAGACTCCTGCTGCTGTACCTGGTCCGACGAATCCCGTGTATATCGATGCGCAGGGTCAGAACGGCATCCACTACAAGTTCAACCCGCCAAGTGACGATGGCGGCGCTGACATCCAGCAGTATCAGGTCGGCTACGGCACCGACCCGAATGGCGTTCAGTCAACGTACCTGTTGAACAACGGTGACACCTTCATCACAGGGCTGAACCGTTACACCACGTACTATGTCTGGTCGCGTGCTCGGAATGAAGCTGGCTGGGGACCATGGTCTGTTCGCATACAGCAGCAGACACAGCCCGGTCTCCCAGCACCACCCGTCCCGACGTTTATCGGAGATGTCACTCAGGTGTCACTCCATTACTCGTTCCAGGGGGCTGATGATGGAGGCGCACCCATCCTCGAATGGCAGGTTGGGTATGGTACAGACCCGAACAACGTACAGAACATCATCGGATCACCGGGCAGCACAGCAATCTCAGGGCTACAACCCGCCACCGTGTACTACGTCTGGTCACGAGCCAGAAACGTAGCAGGGTGGAGTAACTGGTCTGTTCGCTCTTCCGTACTGACGACGGCAGGCATTCGAATCAAGGATGATGCCGGTATCTGGCGAGAAGCGGTTCCGTATGTCAAGGACAACGGCACCTGGCACGTGGCAAAGCCCTACGCAAAGTCGGGCACTTGGAAGCCTAGTGTCTGAAGAAGGAAAGGACGCTATGTCCTCATCAAAATGGGAGAACGTAGAAGCACGACAGGATAGACAGCACCCGACACCTTTGCTTGCGTATGTCTGGAGTAAGTTACCAGAGCCTCGTTGGCAGCGGCTGTCGAGTTTCTTCATCTATCTTTGTACCCTCATAGGCGGGGCAATCGCAACGTTCACTGTTCCTCCGACGCTGGGACAATTCATTGGCTCGACAATGGTCGTAGTTCTTGGATTGTTCAGCTTTGGTGGATCGATCATCGCAATTTTCGGGGTGATACCCGATGTCGGCTGGGTTGAACAAGTCGGCGTCATTCTCCTCTTTACGGCAGTGCTGATGTATACCGTCGCGCTTCTCGCGGCAAGCGGCACCGCAGTAGGCCCTTGGTTTGCTGCCGGACTAGCTATTGCGCTAGCGCGTCGGTGGATCATAATTCGACTCCACCAACATCACTGAGAGGAGGCACTGATGCCACCCGTATTGGAACACGCACAGAAAGTGTTCCGCGTATCGATTTACGAAGCTCTCTTTCTGAAGATCGCAGAACCTCGTATCATTCGAATCATGCTGTTCTTCGTGTACCTCTTCTGCTTCTGGGCAGGGATTCTCGTTATCAGCAATCGGCCTGAGATCTTCTTGGAGATCATTGGACCAGATCTCGTCTTCATCTTCGGCGTGCTCATCACACTGGGGTCACTACTCGGCGGGATCGCTATTCTGCCAGGTATCTGGTGGTTGGAGCGAGTAGGTATCATTCTACTCTTTACGTGTGTGATGATCTATGTGGTCATCATCGCCTATCGGAATGCGACGCCTGTAGCAGGAGGCTTCAGTCTCGGCTTCGGCATCTTCCTAGCAGCACGCTTCATCGAGATTCGAGGTGCGCAACTCGCGCCCAGGGAGGCTTAACTCATGGACTCAGCACAGCTTGTCGTAACTGTGTTGGGTGCAGGCGGGGGTGGCGCCGCGCTTCTTGCGTTGATCAATGGCTTCTACAAGTGGCTCAATGGATCAGCTGGACGTGAACGAGACAAGAACACCAGTCTTGTTTCACAGCGGAAGAATGCAATCCAGGAGCGAGACGCGGCGGAACGAGAACGAGACGATGCAGATAAGAAGCGTCGAGAAGCATTCGAGTATGTTTCGCTGCTTCGAAGGCAGCTAATCGAGGCAGGTCTTGAGCCGGTTCCACAGCCGATAGAAGGTACTGCCAACACCCCGGGAGGTCCAGAGATGGCTCTCACGGCACCCACCAAGTCAAGGTATATAGGAGATGCAAAACCTGATGACGAACAACCCTAACCCGACACCGGCACCGACGCTGAGTAACCAGGCGTACAACGTCCTGAAGTTCATCGCTCTGGTGCTCCTGCCCGCCCTGGGAACTCTCTATTTCGCTGTAGCAGGCATTTGGGGACTTCCGGCGGCGGAGCAGGTGGTCGGTACCATCGTCGCTGTCGACACGTTCCTGGGCGTTGTGCTGGGTCTTTCCAGTAACAACTTCAAGAAGAACCTTGTCGCAGGCACGGGCGATGCGCCGCCTCCGGCTACGGACGGTATTCTGCACATCGACACGATGGATCCGCTCAAGGACATCTATCAGTTCGAGATCGGAACGCCGCTGGACGAGGTAGCAACGAAGGACACGATCACGCTCAAGGTTAAGGCCCGTACTGGCGTTCTGACTGACGAGCTTGATCCCAAGTCGGACGGCTCACCGACGGAGTAAGGCGCGTGACCCGCTGATGGGGTCGCGAGATATACACGCCTTATAATGAGACCATACACTTGAAAAGGAGACCCCCATGTCTGACAACAAGACTGAAGAGAAGTCGCACCTTGAGAACGTCATCGACGACGTGCTCACCGCACTTGACCAGATGGACCCTCGAGACGCGCAGTACGCCACTGTCGTCGACCAGCTGACCAAGCTTCACGCCCTGACTCCCAAGAAGGAGCCGTGGGTGAAGCCCGAAGCGCTGATCGCCGTCCTTGGCAACCTCGCCGGTATCGTGGCCATCCTCAATCACGAGCGAGCACACGTCGTGACCTCCAAGGCCCTCGGCTTCGTCCTCAAGTCCCGCCTGTAAGAACTGAGGTTCGCTTCCAAAGCGAAATCGAAAAGGAGAAGGACGTGTTTAGCATCACCGCTAGCACGTCCTTCTCCTTTTCGCGCACTTCACATGGACTCCTTGTTTTTGCTTTGCAACTTCTCTCGCAGGAAAAACACGGCCTATAATGAGAACTACCCCCTACCACCTCTAGGAGAACCATCATGAAGAACGCCCTCGTTTCCACGAAGAACTTCGTCGTCCGTAACAAGACGCGCATCCTGGTCACCACTACCGCCACTGCTGTGACGCTGGTCGTGATCCAGGCGCGCGGCCTGAAGCTGCACAACGAGTTCCTCGAGGAGCACGGCCTGACCGATGAGTTCTACGCCGACAATTCCGTCGAGGCGTAGTACCATGAGAGCGAGTCCCGTCACACGGACTCCTCTTTTTTGCCTCGCAGGATCCACACGCACTGTAATGAGACCACTACGAAAGGATTTCCCATGCTGAAAGTCAACGTCACGCACGTCAACTTCTTCATGAAGAAGATGGAGGAACACGCCAGTCGTCAGGAGATCAAGCAGGCCTTCCGCTACTACATGCTCGCGTTCCACGAACTGCGACGCCAGCGTCACCTAGCCCTCGCCGCCAAAATCCACGACCACATGTCCACCGTCATCTTCAAGATCGAACTTGACGACGCGTTCGCGACTCACACCGAGATCAACAACTAGTCGTAGAGAGCGAGTCCCGTCACACGGACTCCTCTTTTTCCTCGCACGAATCACATGGATTGTAATGAAGGAGAGGCAAACCAACGGAGCACACGAGTGCTTAATCTGGTCCGTCCCTGCTGAAAAGCATCTCGACCCTTCACTCATCAAGCCACTCGCCGGGCTTGCTTATTGCTTTCTTTTTGCCTCGCAGAAAACACACGGCCTATAATGAGAATCATCTCATTCAACCACAAGGAGAATCATGCCCACCACCGAGCCCACCAAGTCCGAGATCGCGCGCAAGATCAACCGCACCGTCGTCAAGTACGTCGCTGTCCGTGTCATCACGGGCGTCGG